TTGCACCTCTAGCTCAGTTGGTAGAGCAACTGACTCTTAATCAGTGGGCCCAGGGTTCGAGTCCCTGGAGGTGCACCAGAAAAGCCACACAGTAGAGTTGAAAAACGTGCTGTGTGGCTTCTTTTTTTGTATCAGATGGCGAGCTTGACTACTTTTTGACTACTTTTCACGGAGTTCTCAGATTTGCCGGAAAGATACTCGTTGAGTTTATCGGCAACATGGAGTGAATCCTCTTGTTCCAGATGAGTATAAATATCGGCGGTGACCTGAATGCTGCTGTGTCCCATTAGTTTTTGTGCCGTGCGTAAGTCTACCCTTGCACGATAAAGTGTCGTTGCGTAGGTATGCCGCAGCATGTGGGGATGCAGAGGAAAAGGCACAAGGGAAACAACGTGAGAATTCCACATTCGGGTGAATGCGGAGCGGGTCATATCCCCGCCATTGGAGGCAGGGACAATATATCGGCTCAAGTGTGGTGTATCAAGCAAGATGGCTCTGAGCTTGTCCGGGATAGGAATGACCCTGTGCGCAGCTTTTGTTTTGAGATCATCTACGGGATCTTGCTGATTGTTCAGAAAGGTCATAGCACGCCGGACGGTCAGAGAGTTGCTTTGAATGTCCGACCATTGCAACCCAAGCGCTTCTTCCTTGCGAAGCCCGCAGTACAGACAGAGGGCGCAGAATACGCGGGCGCGTGGTTCTACGACTACACTCATCAGAATATCGACCTCATCGGGAAGCAGAGCCTTTTTCTTTTCCGCTTTAGCGTGAGGGGTGATTTTGATACCCTCAGTAGGATTATCAATAATCAGATGATTCAAACGTGCTTCCTCAAAAAGCTGGCGCATAGTCAGAAGAACTTTACGTTGCAGGCTTTCCGATCTGGATGCAACGCTGGCCATAACCTGTCGGATGTGAACTGGTTTTACGTTTCGGAGTTCCATGTATCCGATCTGTTCCATGATGTGGAGATTATAGCTATCCCGGTACATTTTGATGGTAGCGGCCCGTAAATCGGATTTATAGTTTTTCAACCAAATTTTTGCCCACTCGCCCACCAATGTGTGATCTCCAACTTCAAGCCCGGCGGTATCTTGGTTCATTAGTGCATTTGCAGCGGCATTGACTTCAGCAATCGTTTTGCCGTATACAAATTTCTGTTTTCCGTTGGACAATGTCACCTTGCGTTGATAGCGGCCATCTTTTCTTTTTTTGAGTCTTGCCATAATAAAATAAACCTCCTTTAGGTACACTTTGACAAGCCTACCCAAAAGAGGTATAATCACAGTGTCGGTTGTGACTGCTCTTTTTGAGTAAGCCAATCTATTTGAACGCTCTCGGTGTTGGTAGCACCGGGGGCGTTTTTTCGTTTATAAGCAATTAAAATCTATGCCTTTGCAATCAGTCCAATAATGTACTGCTTTTTCAACAAATTCTTCTTCAAGGTTGAAATACTCGGCAATCTCCCAATTTTCTGTCATGCCCATCTTGTAGCAATTCAGAATTTCGTTAACAGGGAGATACTTTTCGACAGAAGCAGCAAATGCCCGATGCTCTGCCTGTTCTTTTACCTCAAAGGGACTATAGGCGCGGTAAAAAGCGCCGCTCATGTAATGCCCTGCTTCATGTGCCAGCACAGTGCGTTCCTGTGCGGCGGTTTTGCATTTGCTGCGATCAATGACAAGGAAATTGTCAAAGAACGCGATTGCGAAATTGTTTTTGAGTTTAACATCCACAACGTCTACGTTCAAAGCTTCCAGATCATCATACATACAGCAAACGGCTGTGTTCATGCATTACACACCTGATTTCTTTTTTTTGTTCCGTTCGGCCTTTGCGCGCATAGCGACCATAAGATCGTCAATATCATCGGGGGTAAGATCATCCTTTACATCCCCGTAAAAGGCAATCAGTTCATCTTTGACAGCCTGATTCTCATTTTGAGAGTCGGGCTGTTTTTCTTTTGAATCGGCATTCCCTAAAAGATAATCAACAGAAACACCGTAAAAAGCAGCGATTTCATTCACATAGCGTCGATAGGACTTGTTACGTCCATTCAGCCAGTTTGTGATGACATTGGGGTGAATTCCAAGATGCTCCGCAAGTTCTTTCTTGGCACCGTGCCGCGGCCCGATGCACTCAATGATTCTTTCTAACAATATATCCATACTACACCGCCTGATTTTGTGCATAAAAGACAAAACCACACAAAACACGCAAAGTGCCGTTGACACCAAACAAAATGCGTGGTATAGTATAGCCATACCACACAAAACACACAACAAACAAAACTGCTTTGTGTGATATGGACAGGTGGTTTTGTGATTTGTTTGATTTGCACTATTATCATATCACAAAACCAAACAAAACACAACTATAAATCTATACAAAGAAAGGAGGACGTTCATGGGGGAACTGTATACCTGCAAGGATGTAGCAGAACGGTACGGTGTTCAGATCATTACCGTATGGGAGTGGATTCGTAAGAAGAAGCTCGGTGCAATCAAAATCGGAAAGGAGTACAGGGTCAGCGCTGAAGACATCAAAGCGTTTGAGCGCTCCCGGCGGACGATTTGATTTTGAAGATGCCACATCAACAAGTGGGGGAGGTGAATTTGGTGGACGAAATGGTTGATAGACTGCTTGACATTCTGGCTGATAAATTAACTGAGCGCCTGAGCGCAGGACACAAAGAACTGTACACTGCAAAAGAGCTTGCAGAGCGGTACGGGGTATCATGCGCCACGATTCGCAACAAGATGGCTGCCGGAGAGTTTGGAGAACTCGTTAGTGTCGGCGAGAGAACGCGGCTTGTGCCGTGGGCAGGAGTGCAGGCTTACGAATCTACACACACAGGAATGAGCACAAAAAGGACTTCGGAAAAGCATAGGGCCGTTTCGCATGGCAATCCGGGTCCGATTTGACAAATAAAAAGGCACCGTCCCGTTGCAGCAGGACGATGCCGAAAGGTGCGATGCGCCGAACCGCTTCAAGGAAAGGCTGCATCATCGTTTTTTAGTGTAACTTATTTCCGGCTGGAAATCAAGTACAAGAGAAAGTTTGTAGCTATGACCCACGAGGAACAGATTTCTTTGTTTGAAGCACTTGCGCTGATTGGCGCATGGAGCAACGCGGCCTGTACCGGATACTGCCTGCTGGCTATGCAGAGAGCCGGGCTTGACGAAAAGACCATCGAAAAGGTGCTGCATGAACTGCACTGGGCATTCGATGACATCAGCGTTGAACAGGCCGAGAAGATCTATTGCGGCGGGGAGGAGTAAAGATGCAGGAATTGCTGATGTTCATGTACCACCTCACCCCCGATCAGGCGGCGGCTCGTGTCCCGTTGTTCCAGTTCTGGCTGACCGCTTTTGGGGCGGCGCTGCTGATCTGGTTGGATAGCAAGGGCGTGTTCGATGTTTTTGGAGCATGGCTCGGCCGTGTTCTCCGTGATACTGCGGTAGGTGACCTGATCCGCAAGTTTATGTGATTTCGGGCTTGTCCCGGTTATTTTTCTGAAAGAAAAGGAGATTTCAATGAAGTACGGAAGAAGTTTGCAGGAGCTGGCGATTGAACTTGACCGGCAGGCCAAGGTCAAAAAGGACTACGTTGCCACGGCGGGCGCTATGCAGATGACCGCCGTCAACGAGAACTTTGACCTCGTGATCGGCAACACCCCGTTCCAGCTGAACGAAAATGCCCACCGTCAGCTGGGATTGCAGTTGAAGATCCCGGCTCCCTACTACGAGCGGATGCGGGCAGAGAACCCCGGCTTGCTGATGGCAAACGTCAATGGCTGGTTCCAGCAGTCCCCGGACACCCGCCGCATGGTTCGCACCCTTGATGGTACCGCCCGCGCCATCCTCTCCGACCGCTACCGCCGTATCGACAACTACGAGGTTGCACAGACGGTCCTGCCGATTATCTCTGAAATGCAGGGAGCCCGCATTGAAAGCTGTGAACTGACCGATACCCGCATGTACATCAAGGTTGTCAATGAGCGCATCCAGACCGAAGTAGTGCGGGGGGACATCGTTCAGGCCGGCATCCTGATTTCCAATTCTGAGGTCGGCATGGGCAGCGTTTCCGTGAAGCCTCTGATTTACCGTCTTGTCTGTACCAATGGCATGGTGGCGGATGTGGGTGTTGGCAAGCGCCATGTTGGCCGCATCAATGAAAGCGTGGATGGCGATTTCGGGATTTTCCGGGATGAGACCATCGAAGCCGACGACCGGGCATTCCTGATGAAGATTGAGGACACCGTCCGGGCGGCGGTCGATGAAGCCCGGTTCAATGCGCTGGTGCAGAAACTCCGGGATGCCAAGGAAGCACCCATTCTCCCGGCGGCGGCTCCCAAGGTGGTTGAGCTTGCGGCCAAGGAGTTCAACATCCGCCAGAACGAGAGCGAGGGCATTCTGGGACATCTTATCGCAGGCGGTGACCTTTCCCTCTATGGTCTGGCAAACGCTGTCACACGGCACGCGCAGGACGTGCAGAGCTACGACCGCAGCACTGAGCTGGAAGCCACCGGCTACAAGATCATCACCATGCAGCCCTCGTTGCTGAAGCGCTGGAATGAGGAGGTGAGCATCGTATGAGTGGCAGACACATGAATGCCCGGCCCAAAAGGCTGACCCGCAAGCAGAAAGAAGCCCTTTCTGCACATGGCTGGGATTCCAGGCAGTACCTTTTCATTCAGGACAGCCCGGATGCCGGCGGCTGGGTTCTGATGAACAAGACCACCGGCCATTATGAAGTATTCAAAAATTGAAAGGAGAGTGCGATATGGCACAGGATACCGCATTGCAGGTCATTGAACTTCAGCAGTTGCCTATCATTGTCGAGCGGCTTCACAGCGTAAAGGCCGAAATTGAGCGGCGCACCGCCGAAGCCACCTCGCTGATCTGCACCGAAGAAACCTATAAGAGCGTCAAAGATGCCCGCGCCCAGCTTACCAAGGAATTCAAGGAGTACGAAGCCCAGCGCACGGCCATCAAGAGCAAAATCCTTGAACCCTACAATGCCTTTGAGCAGGTCTACCGGGAGTGCGTGACGGCACCGTTCCAGCAGGCAGATGCCGAACTGAAGCAGAAAATCGCGGATGTGACCTCTGGCATTGTGGCTCAGAAGACGGAAGCGCTCATGGACTACTACGGCGAACTGGTGGAAGCCGCCGACATTGATTGGCTGGATAATCTGACCTACCGCCCGAAAGTCAACATGAGCGACAGCCTGACCTCTTTGAAAAAGCAGGCAAAGGCATTCGTGGACGGCATTGTGGCCGACGTGGCCGCAATTGAGGGCATGGACAACGCCGCCGAGATCATGGTGGAGTACCGCAGCAATTTGGATTTGCCCAACGCCATCAAGACTGTGGGTGACCGGCACAAGGCGCTGGAGGAACAGCGTCGGCGGGAAGAAGAGCGCCGCGCCCGGCAGGCCGAACGGGAAGCCGCTGCCGAAAAAGCCCGCGCCGCTGTTGTGACGGCTTCGGCGGTTGAATTGCCCGCCCCGGTACAGGAGCCGTCCGAATTGCCGGAAGCCGGCACTCAGCCGGAACCCCAGCCTGAACTTCAGTCCACCCCGGCGGCTGAACCTATCCTGATGACCCGCTTTTATGCGAAAGGCACCAAAGCCCAGCTGATCGGTTTGAAGCATTATCTGGAAAAGGAAGGTATTGAATATGGCAACTTATAATCAGATGCAGGTACAGCAGAAGCCCAAGTTCTCCGTGGCAATCACCACCAAGGGCTATCAGTCCTTGATCTCCAACACTCTGCGCGACCCGGCCCGCGCCCGCCGGTTCACGGCCAGCATTACCTCGGCGGTGGCCGTCAACCCCGCCCTGCAGGAATGCGATGCCGGCACGATTCTGGCCGGTGCCCTGCTGGGTGAAAGCCTGAACCTCAGCCCGTCCCCTCAGCTGGGGCAGTACTACCTCGTGCCTTTCAAGCAGAAAGCCAAGTATGACCGCAACAACAGGCTGATCCGCCCGGAGAGTGTCACGGCACAGTTTGTTCTGGGCTATAAGGGCTACATCCAGCTGGCCTTACGCAGCGGCCAGTACAAGGATCTGGATGTTATGGTCATCAAGCAGGGCGAGTACCTCGGCAAAGACCCGGAAACCGGAAAAGTCAAATTCCAGTTCGTCGAGGATGACGATCAGCGTGACGCGTTGCCCACGGTTGGGTATATGGCCTACTTTGAGTACCTCAACGGCTTCCGCAAGGTGTTGTATTGGTCGAAAGAGAAAATGATGACCCATGCCGATACCTATTCCAAGGCTTTCAGCCGTAAGAACTACGAAGACCTGCTGGCTGGCAAAATCCCGGAGAGCGAAATGTGGAAGTATTCGTCCTTTTGGTATAAGTCGTTCGATGACATGGCAAAGAAAACCATGCTTCGACAGCTTATTTCTCGCTGGGGTGTTATGAGCATCGAGATGGCCAAAGCCTTTGAGAGCGACAACACCGTGTCTATGGTGGACGGCAATGGCGAAATCGTCACCGAGCCGGAACCGATGCCTGGTGCATCCGAACAGCCGGAACTGCATACCGGGAAGCCTGAGGTGGGCGATGGGCAGGCATTGCCCCATGTGGACATTGCTCAGAGTGAACCCACGACCGCCGAGCCGGTGGTTGACCTCAGCTCGTTATGATCGACTACAACATCATCGCAACTGGCAGTAAAGGCAATGCGGTGGTGATTGACCAAAAAATCCTGATTGACTGCGGCGTGTCTTTCAAGGCACTGTCAAAAGTATACCGGGCGTTGAAGCTGGTTCTGCTCACTCACATTCACAGTGACCACTTCCAGCCGACAACGCTCCGGCTTTTGGCAGAAAACCGCCCCACGCTCCGTTTTGCGTGCTGTGCATGGCTGTGCAAGCCGCTGGTGGATGCAGGGGTGCCGGTCTCGCAGATTGATGTTCTGGAGCCGGGGCACATGTATGGATACGGCATCTGCAACGTCAGGCCCGATATGGTCAAGCACAATGTTCCGAATTGCGCTTGGAAAGTCTGGCTCCCATCAGGGAAGCTGTTTTACTGCACAGATATGAACAATTTGAACGGCATCACGGCTCCGAACTATGACCTGTACATGGTGGAAGCTAACTACGATGACGCGGAAATCCAAGCCAAAATTGCAGAGAAAAAGCTGAACGGTGAGTACATTTACGAGCTGGGCGTGCTGCACAACCACATGAGCCTTGCCAAGATCAATGACTGGTTATATGCCAACATGGGGCAGAACAGCGCCTATATCTATATGCACTGCCATCAGGACAAGGAGGATGCCACATGACCGGACGGCTGGTGGACATGGCTTTTACCCTCGGCGGGAAACAGCGGGTCACGCTGGAAATCAACGGCGACTTCCGTGAAATCTGGGACAAGCTCCATCAGGAGCAGGTTCTGGACGTAGAAATCAAAAAGCACAGGGAAAAGCGCAGCCTGTCGGCAAATGCGTATTTCCACGTTCTGTGCAACAAGATTTCTGCAGAAACCGGCGAGAGCGAGGATGCTGTGAAGCGGCGGCTCGTGGTTTCGTATGGAGCGCTGGCCCGCGATAAGGACGGCAAGCCTGTTGGCCTGAAACTCCCGCCGACCGTAGATCCCAGCGACTTTTACCCCTATGTCCGGCTCTATGAAACCCGGCAGGAAAACGGCAAAGACTACTCCTGCTATTTTGTCTACAAGGAAAGCCACAAGATGGATTCAAAGGAATTTGCCCGTCTTGTGGACGGCGCAATCGAAGAAGCCAAGGAACTGGGCATCCAGACGGATACCCCGGAACAGCTGGCTCGTTACAAAGAAGAATGGTCGAAATGACCGGAAAGGACAATCACAATGGAAATGGTTTCTATCCCTCTGGAACAGTATCAGGAATTTCTTCAGATGCGGCTGGAACTGCACTTGATCTACACCAAGTGCAGCGAGGAAGTGGCCTATGATACCGGCACCTATGTTGCAGACCTGATGCGGATTCTGCACCCTGACCGTTTTCCCGCACCCCCTACGCAGCGCCCGGTGATGCCGATGAAAGTACCTGAGGTGATGCCCGATGCTGAACAGCTGTGATTTTCAGGGGCGGTTCGCCGCTGATCCTGAACTGCGGACCACCCAGACGGGAAAGCAGGTGGCAAGTTTCCGCATGGCGGTTGACCGGGACATGGTTGATGCCAACGGCCACCGCCCTACGGACTGGCTCACCTTTACCGCATGGGGCAAGACGGCGGAGTTCGTCAGCAAGTACTTCCGCAAGGGGAGCGCCGCTGTGGTTCATTCCCGCTGCCAGACGCGGCAGTATGAGGATAAGAACGGCAACAACCGCACGGCGATTGAGTTCGTGGTGGACAACATCTATTTTGCCGGGCCGAAGCAGGACAACCAGCAGGGGACCGTGGATGATGGCGGGACGAACCCGCCACCGGCAACCTATCGGAACCAGCAGCCGCAGCCCCAGCAGATGGGCTTCGCCACCCAGAGCCAGCGCCAGCAGTGGCAGGGGGCGGCCGATCATCCCGGCAATGTTCAGGTCAGCCAGAGCTTTTCTCAGGGCAGTGACGATGATTTCTCGGTTCTGGACGATGCCGATGATCTGCCGTTCTAACCGAGGTAAGGGGGTGGTTGGATGGTAAAGCCAGACAACTACGTTATGCTTCTGGGCTGGATGCGCACTGAATTGAACCTCAAAGGAAACGAATTGAACTTATATGCAATAATCTACGGATTTACGCAAGATGGCGAAACTGAATTTTCGGGAAGCATCCGCTACATGCAGGAATGGCTTGGAGCGGAAAGCAAGCAGACCGTGTTCAATACGCTGGATAAGCTCATCAAAAAAGGGCTGGTTCAAAAACGCACAGAGGTTGTAAATGGCATCAAGCACAATTATTATCTGGCGGCTCCGAGGGGTAGTCTAAAAATTAGACCACCCCAGTCCAATTTTTATACCGGGGTAGTCCAAAATTTAGACCACCCCAGTCCAAATTTTAGACCTAATAATATAGAAGATAATATAGAAGATATTCTAGTTATAGAGGACGGCGGCACCCGCAAAAAAGACCCACGGCTGGATGCAGACCTGAGCAAGATAATCAATGCGTATCAGGCCAATATTGGAACCTGGCCGCGTATCTTGACGGACGACCTACAGCGCTGGAGAGAACAGTTCAGCACAGAAATGTTGCTTTTGGCGATTTCTGAGGGTGCAAAGAACGGTGCCCATAAGTGGAGCTATATTGAATCTATATTAAGGCGATGGAAAAAAGACAACATCAAAACTCCCGGTGACTTTGAAGCGTGGGAAGCACAGCGAAAGCCCTCAACTGGGCAACAGCCGAAACGCTCTGCGGCCGAGGATTATGATGAAATCTTTAGAGAACTCTTAGGAGGCTCAGCGTGACAGACAAAAAACTGAAAGAACTGCTGATAGTGATTGACAATCGCTATGGCCGTGTTCGCAGCAAAGAAGATCGTATAATCGATCTCAAAACTTGTGTTCAGGCATTCGGCATGGTTCCTGACGAAATTGTAGAAAAGGCACTATATGCTGCATTTGCGAAGTGCCGGTTTCCGAATCAGATCATTGTTGACTGGTGTGAGGAAATTAAAAAGTTGCAGGCTACTGTGAAGCCCTCGGCAAACGACCTCTGGGCGCAGGCGGCGACCGCCGCCCGGCAGATTACGGCAAACCTGTACTACATGACTCACGGCGGGCTGGTAACTCCTACCGGGAAGCTCACCGGGGAGGACTTCAAGACCCGCAATGCTGAGATTTTCGCCACCCTGCCGGTGGCGGTGCAGCGCTGGGCTGGCTCTCCGGCAGAGCTGAGCACGACCTTTGGCCGTGACAGCGCAGACCTGCTCCAGTTCGTGAAGCCGGGCTTCATTCGGGCTGTACAGGATGCCCCGGTTGAGAATTTGAAGCCCCCGGCACTGCCCGGCGGGGCAAAGGCTCAGATTGGAGGTTGAAATGCAGTTTCGTTCTATCGTGTCGCTGGCCTGTGCAGTCAGCCTTTTTACCGGCAGCGCCCTTGCCAGCGCGGTCTATACCCGCCGGGTAGACGAACTCACCATGGAGCGGGACATTTACGCCAGCCAGAAAGAAAACTGGATGAACAAGGCCGTGGAGCGCAAGGAAACCATTGAGCAGATGCAGACCGAGGTTGAGCAGCTCACGGACACGCTTGCCGCAGATCAGAGCATTGCCCTTACATACGCAGGGGAGTTTCACTGCACAGCCTACTGCTCCGAGGAATACCCGCATATCTGCGGGGAGGGGCAGGGCATCACATCCAGCGGTGCCAAGGTTCAGCCGGGCGTGACGGTGGCCGCTGACACCAGCATCTTTCCCTATGGCACGGTCATTCTGATTGAGGGCGTAGGGATGAGGGTGGTTCAGGATACCGGCTCACTCATCAAGGAAAATGCCTTAGATGTGGCCGTTGGCACCCATGCGGAAGCGATTTCGTGGTCGGGCTGGGGTTCTCACAAGGTCTGGATTGTGACGGGAGGTGAGACGGATGCCGCTGAATGAGTACGGCGAAAAGCTGGATTCCAACGGCTATGCACCCAGCATCCTGCATGATAAGCCGGTCTGCCTGATCTGCGGGCGGTATGGCACAGCACGGCATGAGGTGTACTTCGGGAGCGCCTACCGGGCAAAGAGCAAGCGTCTGGGCCTGTGGGTGACGCTTTGCCCGTGGTGCCATCAGAACGGCCCGACCGCCATCCACAACAACCATGATGCTGATCTTCGGCTGAAGCGCTGGGCGCAGAAAAAGGCTATGGAACACTATGGCTGGCCGGAAGCCCGGTTTATTCAGGAATTTGGGAGGTCGTATTTATGAGTGAAAAATGCCCGATTATTGCCATTGATCCGGGCAACAGGCAGAGTGCCTACTGCGTTATTGACTGCAACACCTTGAAGCCGCTGGAGTTCGGCAAGGTCGATAACGAAGAATTGCGCAACAAACTGGTTTTTGCCAATGAACAGGGCTGGCAGTGGGCGGTCATTGAAATGGTGGCTTCCTACGGCATGGCCGTGGGCAGGGAAGTTTTTGATACCGTCCTCTGGATTGGGCGTTTCTATGAAGCATTGTCCATCCAGATGGCGCAGAAGCCGCGGCTTCTCTGCCGCATCGAAGAAAAACGGCACATTTGCCATGACAGCCGGGCAAATGACCCGGCCATCCGGCGGGCGCTGATTGACCGTTTTGCAACCCACGATTTGAAAAACGGAAAAGGCACCAGCAAAAACCCAGATTTCTTTTATGGCTTCAAGGCGGACATCTGGGCGGCATACGCCGTCGGCCTGACCGCCATCGAAAACCACAACAACGATTACAAAATTTCATCTGATTGCTGAAAGGAGTACATACCATGAGCGAAATTTCCAACTACGAGGCCCAGAAGAAAAAGCTGCAGGGCCTGTGCGATGAGCACAACTTCACGTTCCGCTTCTTCAAGGACCGCTATCCCATCACGCTGGTGATCACCCCCATCAATGACGTTGCCACCCAGATGGATATGCTGGGCAATGTGGAAGAAACCGGCTATTGCAGTCAGGATTCTTCTATGTGCTGGTACTTTGAGAACAGCGAGCTGAAGACCAAGGTCAAGGGTACGTTCAGCATCGACAAGGTTCTCCGCACCAAGATTGAGAACATCCTGCTGAAGATGATCTCTTTCTGGCAGCAGTTCTTCTTCCGTGACCTGATGGAGAACGGCAAACTCCGCAATTTCGGCGTGCCGGTGCCTGATGTGCCGGATTCCAATTCTCAGAGGGATTCCCAGCAGGACACCAAGCAGGAGACCCCGCAGGACGACACCGACGATGAACCGGCCGAGGACTCCGCTGAGGACGATACGGAGGAATAACCGATGGCAAAGGCAACGGCAGTGCGAAACATCCGGGACGACCACCAAAAAGCATTCCTGAAAATCTTCAACAGTCTGTGCGGCCGGTTCAATCGGTGGCAGGTCTGGCAGGACTTCGTGATGGTGACCGCCATTGAGATTTCCAATGCCACCGACAAACAGAATGCTCCAGAGCGCACCAAAACCTATCAGACCATCATTTCCAAGTACAGCGATGCCGAGCAAAATAAATTTGCTGAATTGCTGGCCGAGGTCATCATGGGAATGGAGCAGAACCCCGACCAAGATTTTTTAGGGGAACTGTACATGCTCTGTGAGCTGGGCAACGATGCATCCGGGCAATTCTTCACCCCGTATGACGTTTGTAGGTGCATGGTGGAAATCTCCGGGGGAAGCGACCCGGCGGCAGAGAATGCCGGATTCTTTTCGGTTTCGGACCCGGCCTGCGGTGCGGGCGCACTGCTGATTGCTTTTGCCAACCTGTGCAGGAGAAAAAATATCTGCTACCACGACAAGGTGCTTTTTGTGGCGCAGGATATTGACCTGATTGCAGGACTGATGTGCTACATCCAGCTCAGTTTTTTAGGCTGTGCTGGATATGTAGTCATCGGGAACACCATTACAGAACCAAGCACCGCGTATGATCGCCGTGGGCTGCTCCCGGCGGGGCCGCAAAGCAGGATTTGGTACACACCGTTCTTTTCTACGGACATTTGGTTTCTGCGCCGCCAGTGGGCGCAGATAGAACTTCTGATGAAGCCTGTCTGCCGCCAGACCGAGCAAGCAGAGCCGGAACACAAAAAGGATGATGCTGCACCGCCGTTGTGTGAGACCAAGACCGGGCAGCTCACATTTTTCTGAAACCATGGAGGAAAATAAATCATGGCAGAGATCACGAACATTGCGTGCAGGAGACTGCATCCGCACCCTGACAACCCCCGCAAGGAACTGGGGGATTTGACGGAACTTGCCGCCAGCATCAAAGAGAACGGCATCTTCCAGAACCTGACCGTTATCCCCGGCCACTACCTCAACAGCCGGGAGTACATTGCGAAGTGCGTTGACGAGGGCGGGGATGCCGCAGCAGCAGCGGCAGCATGGACACCCAAGGCTGTGTGGTCCAGCGATGACTACACCATCATCATCGGGCATCGCCGGGCCGCGGCCGCACAACAGGCAGGATTGTTTGAAGTGCCCTGCGTGGTCGTGGAAATGGACGAAAGGGAACAGCTGCAAACCATGATGATTGAGAACATGCAGCGTAGTGACCTGACTACCTATGAGCAGGCGCAGGGCTTCCAGCTGATGCTGGATCTGGGCGATACGGTAGAGCAGGTGGCATCCAAGTCTGGCTTCTCCCAGTCCACCATCCGCCGCAGGGTGAAGCTCCTTTCTCTTGACCGGGATGCGTTCCGCCGGGCAGAACTTCGCGGCGCCACTCTTTCGGACTACGCAGAGCTGGATAAGATTGAGAGCGTTGAGGACAAAAATAAGGCGCTGGAAGCTCTTGGCACTCAGAACTTCCGCCGGGTGATGCAGGAAGTTCTGGAAAATCAGAAGTGGGAACACCGCAAGGCTGAATGGATTGCAGACCTCAAGAAATTTGCAATCGAAGACCCGAATGCTACTTATCAGACCCACGAACACGTTACCGGGTACAGCAAGTGGAACATCACCAAAGATGTTGTTGTGCCGGAAGATGCAGATCATGTCCAGTATTTCTACAAGGTGAGCAGTGGGCAGATTGATTTGTACAAGACCCGTGATGTGGCCGCAGAGGATGCCGAAAAGGCAAAGCGGGATGCCGCCCGCGAGGAAGAACGCATGATTGGGGAAAGTTTCCACAACATCACGGAACTTATGTTCAATCTCCGCCGTGAATTCGTGGTGGAACTGGCTCCTACCGACTGCAAAAAGGGCATCTCGGCCATTGCTCGCTACATGGCCTGTGCCGCAGACGATAATTTTGATTTAGACCTGACCCTGATTGGAAACATCCTCGGCGTGGAACTGTCTCAGGAATTTGTGGACAGTTCCGGCAAGGACTGGTACAAAATTCTGGATGAAGATGGGGTCTACGGTACGATGCCGGAAAAGGTGCTGCTGGCGCTTGCCTATTCTTCGATGGACAGCAGCTATTGCGGTTACTGGAGTAAGGACTGGAATGTTGAGCGCCAGAAATATGTGTACTCTTATCGGGAAAATCCGACACTGGATGCCACCTATGAAATGCTGACGGCGCTGGGGTATGAGATCAGCGACGATGAGCAGGCATTGCGGGACGGCACCCACAAGATTTTCCGGGAGTACGGCTCTGATGAAAAGAAGTGGTCGGATTGTGACTACTGCAAGGTGGCACACCCGAACTGTGATAAGTGCTGCAAAGCCTGTGATGAACCTTGCAATGCCGTTCAGGACTGCAAGAAAAATGAAGAAAGGACTGAAAACGATGAATGAGAAAACTATGGGGGCTATCCCTGTTTCTGCACTGGAGCGTCTGGAGCAGAGCGCTGTGAAGCTGAGCCTGATTACTTTTTGCCTGCGTCACGAGGAACTCAAGGCCGCACCTGATGCGGCGGAGATCCACAGCATCAAATCTGACCTGAGCCGGGCATTGCGGGAGGTCAGCACCAATGCTGCCGCCTGTGCGCTGACCGGCGGCATCCCGGAAAAGGCAAAGGCAAGCACCCCTGCGGGGGCAGAGCCTAAGCGTGTTCAGCGGAAAGAAATCCACAAAGGCACGGCCTACGGTGTCCTGCGCCTGCGCTGCCCGAAATGCGGGGATGTGTTTGGCCGGTTCCTGCGGGAACCCAGCGCCAGTGTGACCTGCCGTTGCGGCGGGGAAGTTCAGCTGGACAACCTGACACGGTATGAGTTCACCTGCCCCTGCTGTGACTTTGAAGCCCGCGGCCGCACAAATCTGGAAGACCCCGAAATCACGGTGCCCTGCAAGTGCGGCAACCCGGTCACGATGAAGTGGGACCGCAACAAGCGTATGTACCATGAATGAGGGCGGAAGCAATGACACTTGTGGGTGCCGCTGCTGGAGCCGCCGGAGGAAGAAAAGCAATGAAAGAAAAAACCATCACAGTTTCGCATGAAGTGTCACCGGAATATGGAAAATGCAGTTTCGGTGGGGACTTTTGGGGAGAAGAAGTGTGCAAGTACCACGCACTTCGTACCCAGACACACGGAAATAAGGCACCGCCGGAATACAGAAAACCCAAGTGCCTGTTATTCAACTGCTGGCTCGAAGAACCCTACAAGAAGTGTGAAGCATGCAGAAAAGCGTGCAGAGAGGAGAACGAAAAGTGAAAGCTGTCCTTATCAGCATCAAGCCCAAGTGGTGTGACCTGATCCGGCGGGGGCGTAAGACGGTTGAGGTCCGCAAGACCTGCCCGAAGCTGGAAGTGCCGTTCAAGGTTTATATCTATGAGACCATGGATGGCGGTCGTGGTAGCGGCCTTGTTTTCGGCGAGTTCGTCTGCAACGGCTTTGATGTGTTCAGGCCGATCGGCAAGGGCATCAGCATCAAGCGTTTCCCGGCGCTGTACGAAAGCTGCCTGACCCTTGATGAAATCGTGAAGTATGCGCAGGGTGAGCCGGTATATGGCTGGCAGATCTCTCAGCTGAAGCTCTACGAGGAGCCGCTCAAGCTGGAGGATTTCTCCCGGCACGGTTTCTGTGGCATGAACGGGACTGGCGTTTGCGGCAATGCAGACTGCGAGAACTATCAACCGTCTGGCAACTATATGGAGCCGCCCACCTGTGCAGTCAATGGCTGCATCCTGTATGAAGCGCCGCAGAGTTGGTGCTATGTGGAGGAAAGGGAGTGTTCGGAATGAAGTGGATTCAGATTACCGATGTCATAAAGTGGATTGCTGTGTGCGTTGCAATCTCCATTTCTGTTTATGTGACAAGGGATGGAAGATACCTCTGGTTTCTTCTCATCCCTGCATTCCTGATTTAAGTGGGGTGATGGCAATATGAGAGATTGTTCTATATGCAAGGCGAGGGCGTACTGCTGGGAAGCAGTTGAACCCGGCTCCATCATGTGCGGCATCAACCTGATGCAGCATGGTGGGATGAAAAGTGAACCCGAAACGCCGCGGTCGATAAGCGTGAAGCTGAGTCCGACCTTTTGCGCATACTGCGGTAATCCGCTGAAAATTATTGGGACAGAGCGCTTCTGCAACAACGTCCAGTGCTTAAACCGCTTTCAGAATGTATAAAGGGGGATGCCTGATGTCAAATTTTCAAAAAGATGTCCAGCTCCTCACTGATTTGCAGGAGCTGATCTCCGATGCAGAGCGCACCGCCAATATGCCGGGGTATGCGGGGGCTGTGTTCAATGCAATCTTCCCGGCGCTGAAAGCGGCCATGCCGGCAGCACAGAAGAAAGCCCGGCGGCAGATCGATGTGCTGCCCCGCGCCAAAGAACGGCTGATGGAGCTGATGGAGGAACCGCAGAAATGACCAACGGTGACTTTATCCGCTCGATGTCGGATGCAGACATCCGGGAAAACTTCACCCAGCTGCTCTGTGAATTCGTCCAGCGGAAGCAGACGAGCCGTTGCCGGAGCAGAGAACATTGCTTCCACTGCATCAAGGACTGGCTGAAAGAAGAAAGCGTGGCGCTTAGGAGGGCCGATGATGACACTGAATGAGATTCGCAAGCTCCGGGGGATGACCCTCAGCGAGTTTAGCCGGAAATCAGGGCTGTCCCCGCATACTGCACGGAACCTGATGGGCTACAGGGAACTCTACGGAAATCCTCGGATGGACACGATGGTGGATGCGGCGCGGGCGCTGAATGCGGTCGTGACGATCACCCCCAAGGACGTGACGATCCGCGCCAGAAAGGAAAGCGCATGACTCCTATTCCATTCCGTGAGCAGAACATCACCTATAACCCGCCGGAGGGCATGGAAGACAAGTGCGAAGCTCTTCCAGCTTTCCGGGGAGAGGGACAGGTGATCTCCTGCTGGCATCTTACATTATGGGAG